TATCTCAGAGCCAGGCGGGAGATTCTGGACGCGGGAGGCGGAGAGCATTTCACAACCGCAACGGTCAACGGGGAGGAGGTGCGGGCCTTCATGCCATCCACCCACAATGCCGGGCGCAACACGGAGAACATTGCCCTGCGCCTGACCGCCCTGGAGAACACGGCGGCATACAAGCAGATGCGGGCGGTGGAGCATGCGCGGGCCAAACTGGGTGCGGAGCTGCCGGAGATTCTGGCGGACATGCTGCGGGATGCCATCATGCTAAACTGCCTGAATGGGCGGAAATACCCGTTTGAACGGCTATACCTGGCCGGAATCAGCCGGTCCGACTTCTACCGGGTGCGGGACCGGTTCTTCCGGGAAATCGCGGATGAGTTGGGCCTGATTTGAACAAGGGAAAGGAGCAAAACATGGAAGAGAATTTAAGAGCGCAGCGCCGGGAGGTTTACCGGTATATGCTCACCGTGGGGCCCATTACCCAGCGCATCGCGTCCGCCGAGCTGAATTGCGACCGCCTGTCTGCCCGCATCCTGGAGCTCAAAGAAGCGGACGTGGACATCCGAAGCGAGTGGCAATACAAGCGGGACGCGGCGGGAAAGATCGTCAAAAAGTGGAAAGCCTATTATCTGGCAAATCGAGAAAATTTGGGACTGTGACAAGTTTTCAAGTGCTAAAATGCGTATGATGAGCAGAGCAGCGGGGCGGGGAGAAATCCACGGCCCGCCTTGTTTTGCCCGTCACCATCCGTGCCAACCGCGCGGACCCTCTTTGTCCCCGGCGGCGGGCGCATCCCCTAACGCGCCCCTTATGGCCATGCCGCCGGGCTTAAAAAATTCATGCGTTGAAAGGGCAGCCGTTTAGACCGCTCGTGCCTGCCTCCTTTGGGCCCGGCGCTGTCCTGACGCGCAGCGGAAAGCAACGCCCGCGAGCGCTTCTCTTTCTTCTTCACGCTTTGCGCAGGCGAGGGACTGGTTGACGGTGGCGGGGCCGTCAATTTTTATAACTCATTTTCGGGGAAGGGGACAACATGGGAAAGGAATTTGACAAGGGCAAATACCAAAACTGGATTGACCCGGCGCAGGTAAAGCCGTATGAGCGAAACGCCAAAATCCACACGGAAAAGCAGATCGACAACATTGCCAACAGCATCCACCGGTTCGGCTGGCAGCAGGACACCGTTTTGACGGCAGACAACGTGCTGGTCATCGGCCACGGGCGGCGCCTCGCCGCGCTGAAGCTGGGCTGCGAAATGCCGTATCACCGCATCGACAAGACGGCAGACGCCCTGACAGACGCGGACATCCGGGAGCTGCGCATTGCGGACAACCAGACCAACGCGGAAACGGGCATGGACTTCGAAGCCCTGGAAGCGGAGCTGGAAGATCTGAGCTTTGACGGTTTTGATTTTGATTTCCCCGCAGATGACGGCGGCGATTTGGACGGCCTGTTCACCGACGCACCGGAGAGGGAAGAAAAGGAAGCGGCACAAATCCAGTGCCCACACTGCGGGATGTTTTTCACGCCGTGAGAGTATATCTTGCCGGGACTGCATCGAGAAAATGGGTGCTGCAATGCTCGCAAGAGAGAGAGAGAGAGAGACGGCGCGGCGGAGGAACGCATGAAAATATACCTTGCCGGTGTAGCCCCTTGGAGGGGGGGACAAGATAGACTGTATGATGGGATATATAGGGAGGAGAAACCGTATATTCTGGAATCCTTCTATTACGCGGACGCAGACACAGAAAGGCTAATCCCGCAGATGGGGGACTTCCTGCTTGACAGCGGTGCGTTCACGTTCATGCAAAACGCAAAAACGCGTGTGAACTGGGACGAGTATGTCAAAGATTATGCGTCGTTCATCAACCGGAACAAGATCAAAAAATATTTTGAGCTGGATATTGACTCGGTAGTTGGATATCCAAAAGTGTTGAAATACCGGGCTAAACTGGAGCAACTGACTGGGCGCCCCTGCATCCCGGTATGGCACAAAAGCAGGGGCATCGACGAGTTTTATAAAATGTGCGAGCAGTACGGGTATGCAGCAATCGGCGGAATTGTGTCTAAGGAAATCCAACCGAAGCACTACGGAGCACTCCCAAAACTGATAACGGAAGCGCATCGCCGAGGGTGCAAACTGCACGGGCTGGGATTTACAAGCCTTGCCTGGCTCCCGCGCTGCCACTTTGACAGTGTGGACAGCACGGCATGGACAACCGGAAACCGGTTCGGCTATGTTTATAAATTTAATGGCAGGACAATGACGAAAGTGGATTGCCCGCAAGGCAAACGCCTGAGAGACCCGAAAAAGGCCGCACAGATAAACTTTACGGAATGGGTAAAGTTCCAAAAGTGGGCGGAATGCAATCTGTAAGGAGAAACGAATGAAAATTCTGGTGCTTTTGAGCGGCGGCTTGGACAGCGCGACCTGTCTTGGTTTAGCCGTGGAAGAAGCTGGCGCGGGGAATGTCTCAGCGCTTTGCACGTATTACGGGCAGAAACACCGCAAGGAAATTGAGTGCGCCCGGAAAATTGCAGCGCACTATGACGTGAAGCTGATTGAAATGAATCTGGAACAGGTCATGAAATTCAGCAACTGCTCCCTGCTGGCGCACAGCACGAAAAGAATTAAGCATGGGGAGTATGCCGAGCAGACAAAAGAAGCTGGCGGGAAGCCTGTTGAAACATATGTGCCTTTCCGAAATGGCCTGTTTTTGAGTGTTGCGGCATCTGTTGGCTTGAGTATCGGCGCGGAGGAAATATGGTATGGAGCACACGCAGATGATGCAGCTGGCTCTGCATATCCGGATTGCTCTTTGGAGTTTGTGCAAGCCATGCGCCAGGCTATTGAGACCGGGAGCGGGGGCGGGATCACGATCCGCGCGCCGTTTGTAGAAGTGAACAAGGCCACGGTTGTGAAATACGGTCTGCGGCTCGGGGTGCCTTATGAGCTTACATGGTCCTGCTATGAGGGCGGAGAAAAACCGTGCGGGAAATGCGGGACCTGCATAGACCGGGCAAAAGCATTTGCAGAGAATGGAGTGATTGACCCCTATGACCTTACTTGAAAACAAGGAGCATGTAAAGCATATCACCATGCGCCCGCACGCGATTGTGAAATGCCGCATCGGACAGGACTGGTATAACTGTGATTTTGAAGTCCTGTTCGCACCGGGCAAATATTACCCCGATTACATGGAAGTAAACGCCTACTGCCTGGACGAGATCGGAGGAAAGACCCTGAACATAGAAGAAGCGGCCAGAATGCTGTTTGATTATCTTGAACAGTATGACCCTGTTGGCTTAACCGTCATCAACCACATTCGGGGATGCGACACACATTTTGATGTGGATGTTGTAATCGAATAACGGCCTGGTATGCGACAACCCAGGTAAAAAAACTAAGGAGTAAATCAATGAATAATGTAATCCTGTTCGGAGAAATCGTGGCCATATTTGGCCTGCTGCTCGCCTGCTATCGCTTTTTCGGCAAGATCGGAGCAATGGCCTGGGTGGGAATGGCAACGATTCTTGCGAATGTAATAACCGCAAAAAACGCGGATATTTTCGGACTGAGTACCGCCATCGGGACGGTAATGTTTGCCAGCACTTTCCTGGCAACCGACATTCTCACCGAATACCACTCGGCCAAGGACGCGAAAACGGCGGTCTACATTGGACTGTTTGCGGACGTGCTGCTGATCCTGTCAACACAGATCGCCCTCCGTTACAGGCCAAGCGCGATTGACTACGCGGACGGAGCCATGCAGACGCTTTTCGCCCTGAACCTGAGAATCAGCTTAGCGTCAATGGTGATGTATTTCGTTGCCAACATTGCGGACGTGCATTTGTTTGAGCGGATGAAAGAGAAAAGCGGCGGGCGGCGGCTGTGGCTGCGGAATAATGTGGCAACGATCCTGTGTAATTGCCTGGAAAACTTCGGGTTTATTGCCCTGGCGTTTGCGGGCATTTACGACGGCAAAACAATCCTGACCATTGCGCTGTCCACGTCAGCAGTGGAGGCGTTTGTGGCCATCTGTGACACTCCGTTTATTTACCTCGCCGGGAGACAGCGAACAAAGGGGTGACGTAATTTGTGCCAACTGAAAAGCGGATAGACTGGCCCGCCATCCGGGCGGAGTACCTGGCGGGCGGCATCAGCCAGCGCAAACTGGCAGCCAAGCACGGCCTCAGTTACAACAGCCTGCGCCGCAGGGCGGAGAGTGAAAACTGGGTAACGGGCCGGGAAGAGCAGGAACGCAGGACAGCCGCAAGGGCGGCGCAAAAAACCGCAGACGCGGCAGCCAACAATGCCGTCAAACTGGAGCGGGCGCGGGGCCTTGCCATTGACCGGTTGATAACGGCCCTTGAAGAAATGCCGCTTAGGGGCGGGACGCATACGCGGAAATACATGCAAGATGGGTCAAAGCGCATGACAGTGGATTACGACCTGCTGGACATAGTCAACGCCCTTGACAAACTGCGCGGCAGCGACACGGCAAGCAGCACCGGAAATCAACTGCTGCAGTCCCTTTATGAGCTGGAGGCAAAGCACCATGCCGATTGAGTGGGGGACAAAACAGGCGGACTTGATTATGGCGCCATTTGACCGCTGCTTGGATTGGCTGGAAGGGACGCCACGAAG